GGCGGGGGGGGGGGGGTATAGGGGATTTAGAGCATAGTTTTTCAACTGATTACGAGGTCGCCCTCGTGGCGCATAAAGGACAATGCAAAATAAGAGGAAAGCGCGAGGGGTCGGTATGGACACATTCAAAAGTAAATCCTGCCGACATGGTTCATCCCACGGAAAAGCCTGCAGGGCTGATCGGGCGGCTATGTATGGCGTTTAGCGACGCGGGCGGGGTGATACTGGACCCTTTCGCGGGTAGTGGGACGTCTTTGATAGCGGCGGAGAAACATGGCCGTCTATGGATGGGGTGCGAACTTGAACCCAAATACTGCGAGATAGCGCAGGCCCGCATAGACGCGGAACGGGCGCAGTTGAAACTTTTTTAATATGGAAAATAATAAATCCTGCTGGACCTGCCGCTTTGTCCGCGTGGGCGGGCTTGTGTTCCCCTGCGGGTGCGGGTGGTGGGCTGAAAAGAAAGGCGGGGAGGTTAAGCCGGTTCCGGTAACGACGGTCGACGTAGGGTGCAAGGTCTATGAGCCAAAGCCGCCGCCGGAGCCTGACCCGCTACTGCCCCTTGACTTGTAAAGGATTTTTCTATGCTGTCAAGGGAAATCTTTTTAACCGTCCAAATAGCCCTTGACAGAGTGATATCGGACTGATACAATATATATATCAGTAAGACGCGGCCACGGCGTTACGGTGGCAAGGACGGTAAAGTATATGAAAAACGAAAAAGCAAAGCATACTCCGGGGCCGTGGGTAGTTACGGATTACGGCGAAATCAAAAACGCTGAAAAATTGGACCGTGGCGATTATGTCTGCCGCCTGCCGTTTCAAAGCGAATTTGAACGCCAAGAAATGCCGGAGGCTTCGGCCAATGCCCGCATATTATCAGCCGCGATAGATATGTATGAGGCTTTACAGCGAATTGTAGACGTGCATGAAAACGGCACATATAAAGGCCAAATGTTTTCGGCTATCGCTCACGCCAAACAAGCCATAGACAAAGCCGAGGGCCGCTAATATGACCGTCCTTATAAGCGGTAAAACAGTCCGGCGCGAATTGGGCGCACAATACCGGGGCAGGCCGTTGATCGTTGAGATCGGCTCCCATGTCCTGACATTCAGGCTTAAAGGCAAGCGGTCCCGCTTTCAGATAAGCGCGGTCGCCTGCTTTGAACGTGCGGTCGCCATTGAAGCCGCCGCCATAGCCAAGAAGCGCAAAGAGGAACGGATCGCCCGGCGCAAGGCAAGGCAGGCTGGCATTTAAGGGGGCATTATGCAAAAAGTCTGTTGTGTCTGCCAAGTAGTCTACGGGGATGATGGCAAACCCGACGGCCTTAAATCTCATGGCTACTGCGAGCCATGCGCGGTAAAGGCCAATGCTGACCTCGATATAGAACTCGCCAAGCGCGAGAGGGAGAAAAAACAAAATGGAAAAATCAATAAAGGGTTTTAAGGGTTTCGATAAGGATTTCAAATGCAACGGCTTCCAGTATAAGCCGGAATCGGAGTTTAAGCACGACGGACCCGTTAAGGCGTGTTCGTCCGGCTTTCACTTTTGCGAACACCCGCTTGATGTTTTCTCATATTATCCGCCCGCAGGAAATCGCTTTGCGGAAGTAGAGGGGGCGGGAACCTTGGATAAACACAGCGACGACACAAAAGTCGCCTGCTCCACGCTTAAGATAGGTGCTGAAATATCATTGAGCGCATATATACAGGGCGCGGTTAAGTTTGTTTTTGACCGCGCCAAATGGACCACGGAAAAAAGCGCGACGGGCGATCAGGGCGCGGCCAGCGCGACGGGCACAAGGGGCGCGGCCAGCGCGACGGGCGATCAGGGCGCGGCCAGCGCGACGGGCACAAGGGGCGCGGCCAGCGCGACGGGTTATCAGGGCGCGGCCAGCGCGACGGGTTGTCAGGGCGCGGCCAGCGCGACGGGCGATCAGGGCGCGGCCAGCGCGACGGGCACAAGGGGCGCGGCCAGCGCGACGGGCGATCAGGGCGCGGCCAGCGCGACGGGCGATCAGGGCGCGGCCAGCGCGACGGGTTATCAGGGCGCGGCCAGCGCGACGGGCGAGGAATCTTGCGCCATTGCTTTGGGAATTGAATCAAAAGTTAAAGGCATTAAAGGCGCGTTCTTAACCTGCGCCGAGTGGAAATGTTCAGATAAATGGCACAGGGTAGCGGTTAAATCTGTTCGCGTGGACGGAAAGAAAATCAAAGCAGAAACATGGTACACCCTGAAAGATGGTAAATTCACGGAGGTTAAATAAAATGAAAAAGAGAAAAGCCATTAAGCGCGACGCGTTCCTTTTGCGCTTGCGCCCGGATATGCTGGCGGAAGTACGGGCCATAGCGGAGGCCCGGCAGGTCCCCATAGTCCAAGTAATGCGGGACCTCATAGCGGCGGGCTTGAGGGTGCGGATATGATCGCGGAATGTCCCTTGTGTCATTTTCAAATGACCGTCTGCGGCAAGATACCGGAGAAATGCCCGGCTTGTGGCAACACCAAAAAGCCCGAGGCGTTTATCCCATTATGGCGCAAGGTGGCGGTCGCTATCCTGCGCGTGTTCATTAGGACCGCGAGGGCTCGGAGGGGGGAATTATGAGATACCCAACAATTAACGAAAGGAATAGAGCAGAGCGAAGAATGAATTGCGCTTATCTGCGGGGGCGTGGGCTTAGTTTTACAGAAATAGGCAAAGAACAGCGCGTATCAAGAGAGCGAGCACGGCAGATCGTTGAGGCTGGATTTAGAATTATGCGGCATTTTAGCATGAAGCATGACACATTAACCGCCTCCGCGCCCATTCTTTTATTGGCCTGTAAAGAGGCCGTCCGCCAACTAAAACAGACCGGGGCGGACAGGGAAGATTACGAAGAAATAACGGACGCCATTAAAAGAGCAGAGGGCAAAATATGACCCTCGAAGAACTCACGGCAGACCCCGGCCTCAAGGCGTTTGAATTCTACCGCACAGATCGCGGCGTCCTTTACTGCGGGGACTGCGCGGCGGTGCTGGCTGATAGGAAGGGTTTTAATTCTTTGCTTACGGCAAAAGTTGAAGGATATTTAAGCAGAGAACATTATTGGGTTATAGAGTTTGGGTGTTTTAGAGAAAAGGGAAAAGGCAAAACCTACGCCGAAGCCGAATCCAAAGCCAGAGCATACCTGAACACACTGGAGGACAAGAAATGACACACACTAATTACGAGTTGAGCAAGGCGTTAAAGAAGTTCTTGGGGGAGGACGCGCCGGAGCCGATGGATAAAATAGGGTGGGGAATAGGCATTTACAGTTTCCCCGGAGAAGCGGACAAATATGACTTAACTATGACTTGCGAAGCCACAAATATATCCCCCGCCTACACCCTAGAAGACGTATTATCAAAGCCGTTCTGCGAGGCCGCGATGATAAAATATTCAATAGCCAATGAGCTAGTTATGACGAAAACAATGCTAGATAGAAACATAGATGAATTAGCTAACAGACTTTGTATGTCATATTTCAACGGCGGTTTCCCAGCCGTAGAAAAAGAGCTGGCAAGACTAATCGGCATTGAGGACAAATGGAAATGAATAACGCAAAAAAAAAGTCCGGTAAAACAGCGATTTACAGGGCAAGGGGCTATAAGAAAATAGCCGAGTTTGCGCCCTGCGTCCCGGTGGAACTGTTCGAGGTCTTTTGGCAGGCCTGCCGCCTGCGGTGGGATAATGTGCGCTACGTTAAGGGCGCGGAAAACACGGTCGTTGAGGTAAAGGAATGAAATATGCCGAACATACAAAGGCCTAAAGGATTCGAGGGCCTCGCTTCCCATAAGTGGCCGCTTGAAAGATACGCAGAACGCAGAGCCGCAGAAGTGACCAGATACGTCAACGATGAACTCGACCTCGCGTTCACGGAGAAAGAAATACTCCGCATAGAGGTCAAATATGCCATCCTCCGAGCAATAAGATACGGTCAAAAGCACCAGAGCGCAAAATAATCCCCCCTTGCGGCGTCAAGTGCTATCTATTATAATGATAGCATGGCCCGACCGTTAAATCCGAAACAGCTTGCCTTTTGTAGAGAATACATCAAAGACTATAACGGAACGCAGGCCGCGATCCGCGCCGGATATTCCCAAAAATCAGCCAATAACCTCGGGCCAAGATTGCTATTAAAAGCAAGTATTCAGGCCGAAATCAAACGCCTGCTTACTCCTGCGGAGGAAGCCGCCGGGCTTTCTGCTGACCGCCTATGTAAAGAAATCGGGCGGCTCGCCTATTCCAATTTGCAAAGGCTTTACGACGAGCGCGGAGAGTTTATCCCCATTCATAAACTGCCGGAGGAAGTAGCGGCCTGCATATCCGGCATTGACTACGACGACGGCATGGTCCTGAATGAAAAGGGCGAAATGGTCCCCTGTCGGTATATCAAGAAAATCCGCCTTTGGGACAAGAACAAAGCGCACGATCTCGCCGCCCGTATTCTCAAACTGCTGAAAGACGACGAGGGTAAGGATAGCGGCAACCTGCCGGACGTGCTGGCATACCTGAAAGGGGTCGGCGCATGACCGCGCCCGCGCCAGTAGTGGAGCCAGCAAAGCCCGCGTTTAGCCTATCCCCGAAACAGCTTGCATATTGGAAAGCCCCGGATCGCCGTATCAATTTACTTGAGGGGTCCATACGCTCGGGCAAAAGCAAGGTTTCGCTTTTGAAATGGGCGATCAAGACCGTGGCCCCCGCGCCGCGTGATTGCGTGTTTCTGATTACAGGCAAGACCATGACGGCGAACCGGCGCAACTGTTTGACCGTTTTGCAAAAGATGGTCGGCAAGGCAAATTTTAAATTTTCCGTTACCACAAAGACCGGCATACTGTTCGGCCACGAGGTAGAACTTGAGGGCGCGAATGACATACAGGCGGAAACCAAGATACAGGGCGGCACATACAAAAACGCCTATTGCGACGAGATCGCGCTTTACCCGCCGTCGTTTATTACCATGCTTTTAGGCCGCTTGTCCGAAGTAGGCGCGGGCCTTACTGGAACCTGCAACCCCGACCATCCAAAGAATTACGTTAAAACCGACATCATAGACAAGCCGGGCCTCGATAAGGCCGTCCATCGTTTCCTGCTGGAAGATAATATATTCCTCGGCCGGGACTACATAGAGAACATCAAAAAGGAATATGCGGGGACCGTCTATTACAAGCGGTTCATCGACGGGCTATGGTGTCAGGCCGAGGGCGTTATCTACCCGGTAATAGCGGCCACGCCGGAGCGCGTAGTCGTTGACAAGATAGACCCGGCCAGCATAAAATATGTTAATATTGGCGTAGACTTTGGCGGCAATAAAAGCGGCGACGCGTTTTCAGCCGTGGGCTTTACAAAGCAAGGCCCGGTTATCCTCGACGAGGAACACGTTACCGGGATAAAGACGCCCGAGGTTTTAAACGCCCGCTTTTGTGAATTTGTCAAAAAGCAAATGGCGGTCTATAAGGTTTACGAGGCATACGTCGACAGCGCGGAGCAGACATTAAAGGCGGGGCTTGAGGACGCCGCTTTCAAGGCGAAGATCGTTTTGAATATCCGCAACGCAAAGAAAGGCCCCATTACCGGCCGCATACACCTTATAAACCTGCTGATCGGGCGCAACCGTTTTAGAATCCTGCGCCATTGTGTAAAGACCATCGAGGCATTTCAACAGGCCGTATGGGATAAGCGCATAGACAAAGATGAACGGCTGGACGACGGGACGGTGAATATTGACGTTTTGGACGCGGCGGAATACGCCCTTGAGCCGGTCGCGGAACAATTAATCGCGGAGGTTTAACCACATGGAAGCCATACTGAAATATCTGAAAACGCAGGGCGCAGTCCTTGACCGCGCTTACTATGAGCGCATAGCCCGTTGGGCTGAATGGTATAGGGGCCACGTCGAGAGTTTCCACAAATACCGGGTGTTCACCGGCATAAAGCGCATAGAGCGAACCCGGTATCAATTAGGTATGTGCAAGAAAGCCGCCGAGGAATGGGCGAACCTGCTTTTGAACGAGCGCGTTATCCTGACCACTGAAAACAAAAAGTTTCAGGTCATGCTCGCGGAAACCCTGAACGCCAATAAATTCTATTCACGCGGCAATCAGTTGATCGAAAAGGCTTTCGCCCTCGGGACCGGGGCCTTTGTGGAATGGCTGGACTCGGACGGCGCGGTCGTAATTGATTACGTCCAAGCCGATATGATATTCCCCCTGACCGTGGAGAACGGGGAAATAACCGAATGCGCCTTTGCCTCCGAGCGTAAGGGCGGGTATTACATACAGGTTCACCGCAAGGGCCTTGTCCAAAACAAGATGATCGACGAAAAGGGTAAGGAAATAGCCCTGCCCGACGGCGTGGCGGAAGAAGTCAAAAGCCCGGCGAAGCTGTTCCAGATCGTGAAGCCGAACATCGTCAATAACATTGACCTGCGTCAGCCTTTGGGTATCAGCGTTTTCGCCAACGCGCTCGACCAAGCCAAAGGCGTCGACATAGCCTTTGACGGCCTCGTAAATGATATGCTCCTCGGCAAGACGCGGGCGTATGTCCCCATGAAATACGCCACGGTCCAGCAGGTCGCGGACGGGAGCAAGAAACCCGTCTTTGACCCTAACGACGTTCTGTTTTACGTCTTTGAGGGGCAGGCCGATGAGAACAAGGACAACAAAATACAGGTTACACAGCCCACGATCCGCGCCACGGAACACATCGCCGCGCTTGAGGACTGTTTAAGCCGGTTCTCGGATAAATGCGGGCTCGGCGCGGACAGGTTCAAATACGCGCAGGGGACCATACAGACCGCGACGCAGGTTATCAGCGAAAAGTCCGCGCTTTATCAGAACGTGCAAAAGCATAACCTCGGCCTGCGGGACGCTTTGGCGGACATGATCGCGGCCATAGCGGCCCTTAAAGGCGTAAAGGCCCCCGGTGAAATATCCGTAACGATGGACGATTCCATCATAGAGGACAAGGCCAAGCGCAAGGCCGATTTCATCATGGAAATAAACGCGGGCATACGGCAGGCGTGGGAATACCGCGTAGAATTCCTCGGGGAAGATGAAGCCACGGCGCGGGCCGCAACCGGGGAGATTGCCTCGGACGCCAGCGGAGAGGACGACACGGCCGGGACCGGCGGGGCCTGGGACATGAAGCCAGGCGCGGGCAAGAAGCCAGCAAAATAGGGTCCGCAAGCGCGTTTCCTACAAAGTTTTGTATAAAACATCGGACGGAGGCATAAAAACCATGAACAAGGAACCCCATAGCGCAAAGGTCCAGCGTGAAACCGCGCTCGCGCATTTGGCGCAGGCCCCTTACACCAAGCCGACGGCGGCGTTCACAGGCGCGGCCCTTGCGGCGGCTCCGGTTAAAGCGGTAAAGAAAGGGCTGGCGTCCGCGCTGTCCGGCTTCCTGCGGGCCATGACGCGCCGCAGGCCGTAAGTCTTTATATTTATATTCACGAATTCGGCGGCTGTTATTGTATTGTATGCGCGGGGATGGGTGGCTGATGGGTCAGGGATGGATAGCTGATGGATAGCGCATGGATTAAACCGGCCATTTCAAAAAGTTTTCACGCGCATTTTGCCTATGGTGAAAACATGGGTCAGGCATGGGTCCCTGGGGTCAGCCATCCATAGCGCATACATGGCTGATGGATAGCACTACCCTACAAGACATGGATATAATCCGAAAGAGAGATAACAGCACAATCAAACACCGATCACAATACAGCGTAATTATTCCCAATATGCTATAACTATAAGCTATGAAATGTTATCAAAACTTTAAGAATTATTTCCGGGTCCAAAAAAAGGCGGCGCGGTAATGCTTTCCGGCCGCTATATAAGACAGGCTCCCGAGCCCACGGTGGCGATCTTCCGCGCCGCGCAGGTGGAAATCCAAAAGGACATCGCCCGCCGGATCGCCGCCGCCAAGTATGACACACCGGCGGACCAATGGCCGCAGGTGAAATTACGCATATTGGGCGAGAGCCGCGCCGCAGTCAACGCTATACTCCGGCAGGCCACGGTAAAGGCCCGTAAGCAGATCGCGGGGACCATGCAGGAAGCGGCCACGCTAAACCTTGCCGCAGAAATCAAGATTATAAAATCCGCCGGTATCAAGCCCCCCGTAATAGAGAAATGAAAAAGCCCCGCAACCATAAAGCCGTAAAGACTGCCGAGCAGGCCATAGCCGAGGCCATAACGCAGGTTACAAAGACCACGGCAAAGCAGGCCACAAAGGCACTTAACAAATACCTTGACGAGGCTTATTTGAGCGTCGCCAGCGGTAAACATACCACGGAGGAAGCCGTAGCCCGCGCCGTGGGCCGCTTTGCAAAGGCTGGCGTCAACGCCTTTGATTATGAAAGCGGGCGGTCTGTTTCCATTGAGGGCGCAGTCCGGGGTGCCATACGGACGGCCTTGCAGGAAATGACCGGCATTATGACGTTGGAAGCCGGGCGCGAGGCGGGCATTGAAAAATTCAGGGTTACGGAACACGCGGACAGCCGCCCCGATCATGCGGAATGGCAGGGCGGGATTTATACAGAGGAAGAACTCGCCAGCGTTTGCGGTTACGGAGAGGTAGACGGCCTCAAGGGTATAAACTGCCGTCATGATTTCTACTGCTATGCGGACGACATAAGCGAGCCGCCACAGCAGGATGTAGAGGATTACGACCCCGCCGTATATGAGGCCGAACAGCAACAGAGATACATCGAGCGCAATATCCGGGACTGGAAGCGGGAGAGCGACACGCTTGACGCTGGCGGCCAGGACACAAGCGCGGCGGACGCAAAGGTCGCGGAGTGGCAAAAGAAAATGCGGGACCATTTAAAAGACACGGCCACGGAAACCGGCGTAGACCTCGCCCGGCTTTACCCGCGTGAACAGGTAGGCCCGCGCCCTGCGAGGCCTCGGTGATCGCCTGCGCTCCCATAGCCGAGCGCATGGGTGCGGAGTATTGTCGGGCCGCGCTCAAGTTTGTAGCCGTTCAGGCTGAAATCCTAAATGAGTGGGGCAAGGGTCCGCTTAAAGATATGGAATACATGGCGGACCTGATCGCGGTCGCGCATAGGCTGAAACATAATTACGGCCTATGCTTTGAGGACTTGCCGAAAATTGAAAAGATGGCGGGCGGTAAAAAATACACCGTTACGCGGGAGGGCTGAATCATGGACGCGGAGCAGGCTACGCTTGACTACATCAGCAAGGGCGAGACTATCTTGAGCGAGGTCAGGAAAGGCGCGGGCGCGGACTATGCGCTCATGCGGAAATTGAACGGGCAGGCGCGGCAACTGAAAAAGGATTACGGGCTGGATATTGAGGACCTCGGCGGTATCGCGCTCCGCAGGTGGGAACGGATTTACTGCAACGCAGCTTAAAATATGGTATAATTTTTTAAGTAGCAAAAAGCCGAGCATTACCGGCGTTTTAATTTAATGGCCCGAACTGGGAGTAATGCACCAGGGAGGGCCTAGTCTTTTAGGAGGGGAAAATGTATGTGGATAATTCCGAAACAATTAATCTCATCGAGTGGTGCGCCGGATATGCCGGTATTGGACTTGGCCTCAAAAGAGTCTTTGGAAAAAGATTGCGAACAATCGCATATAGTGAGCTTGAGGGGTATGCTCAAGCCAATCTCATCAGTAAAATGGAAAAAGGATACTTGGATGTCGCACCTATTTGGTCGGATATTAAGACCTTCCCATGCGAAGAATTTCACGGATTGGTGGACATCTTCTCTGCGGGATACCCATGTCAGCCATTCAGTTACGCAGGGGAAAGAAAAGGAGAGGACGACCCCCGACACTTATGGCCCTTTATTCAAAGGGCAATTCGGATTATTCGACCAAGACAATGCTTCTTTGAGAATGTCAGAGGACATCTTACCCTGGGGTTTAAAAACGTCTGCCACGACTTGGCGGAATTGGGTTACACAGTTATCGCAGGATTGTTTACGGCGGCTGAATGTGGCGCAGAACATACGCGGCAAAGATTATACATTTTGGCCGACTCCGACCACAGTAGATTGGAAAGGGGACGGCTGTTTAGAGGGGATGGCGAAATGTGCAGAGAGGGAATATCCTCATCAACAACGGCCTCAATTTCGTTTTGCCAAGGATTATGGAATGATAGCCCCAAGCGAATTTTGGGAATACCTTATGTGCGTAAAAATAGGGTGGAGCGATTGCGATTATGTGGAAATGGAGTTGTCCCACAAACCGCAGAATTAGCATATAGAACCTTATCCGAGGAGTTTATGAAATAAAAAATACCCCTTGACATGAAAAGGCCCTTCTGCTAAAATCTACAAGAATCGAAACGCAATGGGCTCGCTGATAACGCCGCACGGATAGCGCGGCACAATCAAGCGGGCTCTTTTTTTATAGGACGGCGGCACCGTCAAACCTACCGAGGGCGAACCTCGTAAAAAACTCGAAAGGGGAAAACGAACCATGACAAGGGCAGAACTGGAAAAAGCGGGTTTCACCAAAGAGCAGATCGACGCCATAATGGCCTTACACGGTAAGAGCATAGAGGCCATCAAAGCGCAGATCGGGGAAAAAGACGGGGAGATCGCCAAGCGCGACGCCCAACTCGCGGAGGCCGCAAAGGCCATAGACGGATTCAAAAAGCTGGACGTAGAGGGGATAAAGAAATCCGCCGACGAGTGGAAAACCAAATTTGAGAAAGAGGCCGCAGACCGCGCCGCTTTCGTGAAGCTGACGGAAAAGACCAACACGGCAAAGGAAATACTGGCGGGCCTGAAACCCAAAAGCAAACTCGTAGAAAAGGCCGCGCTGGCGGATTTAATGACCGCCCTTGACGATCCGAAATTCAAGGCGGACAAGTGGAGCAAGGAATACACCGAGGCCAACAAAGAGGACTTCGGGGAAGATAAGAAAGCGGGCGGTATGCGGCATGAGGACGCGCCCAAAGGTGGCGACGACGACGCGATCCGCAGGGCGATGGGCTTGAAGCCCGCCGCCACGAAATAAAAAATTCAATGGGGGCCACACCGGCACCCCGCAGGAGCGTATAACATGGCCCGAAAGCCCCGCGCAGTAGTCAGAACCACGCCCGCCGCTTATTCAGTCCCCAAAGTTACCCTCGCCCTTACCGTAGCCGAGGCCACGGATTACGTTACCGCAACCGCCGGGAACGCTTCCGGTATAGCGTCTTTCGAGTTTAAATGGGGGACCGAAACCGGCGTTTACGGCGATCCCGTTTCCTGCCCGCGCAACTTCATGGATATTTACGCGGAAACCGACGCCCTCTTTGTGGTCTGCCGGGGCATAGCTTTCGACGGCTCAATAGGTGAATGGTCCGACGAGGCGACGATCTCCATAGCGAAAAATGACTTTGAGGCTTTCACTTTCCCGGAAGCCGTAGGCGACGCCGTGATAGACGCGGAAGCGCATACCATAGCGATAAATGTGGAACCGGAAACCGTTGTAACCGCGCTCGTGGCGGAATTCACGGCCAGCGCGGGCGCGTCCGTATTGGTCGGCTCCACGGAGCAGGAATCGGAAGTTACCGAAAACGATTTTACCTCCCCCGTTACCTATAAAGTGATAAGCCGGGATGAAGTCGAGCAGGAATGGACAGTAACCGTTACCGTGCTGGCCTCCCCGAAAAACTTCCTCACCTATACGATCCCGAATCAGGTCGGGCAGAGCGTGATCGACGCCGTAAATCATACCATAGGCGTAACCATGCCGGACGATTCTAACGTAACCGCGCTCGTGGCTACGTTTACCATGTCCCCCGACGCCTCCTGTAAAATAGGTTCGACGCCGCAGGTGTCGGCTTCCACGGCCAATAATTTTACGAGCCCCAAAACCTATATAGCCATAGGCAAGGACCTTTCCGAGCAGGCATGGGTCGTAACCGTTACCGTCCTGAAAGACGCTGGCAAGGCCATCACGGCCTTTGACGTTCCCGGTCAGGTCGGGGATGAAACCATAGACGCCAACGCGCACACCGTAAGCCTCCACGTCCCCCACGGAACGGACGTATCGGCCCTAGTGGCTACTTTCACCATATCCGCAGAGGCCAGCGCGGCCGTCGGGGCCACGCCGCAGGTCAGCGGGGTTACGGCGAACAACTTCACGTCGCCGGTCGTCTACCGGGTTACGGCAGAGGACTTGACGTATCAGGATTGGACCGTAACCGTGGTCGTCAACGCCGCGACAAACAACTTTACCGCTTTCAGCGTCCCGACCGGCGGCGCGGCCGTAATAGACGCCAACGCGCATACGGTGGCCGTTACCGTTCCGCATGGGACCAACGCCGCCGCGCTTGTAGCGACGTTCTCCCTGACGGCCGGGGCCTCCGCTGATATATCGGACGTTCCGCAGGAATCCGGCGTAACGGAAAATAACTTTTCCGCCCCGGTGGTCTATACCATAACCGGCGCGGACGCGGCCGAGCAGAACTGGACCGTAACGATCACGAAAGCCGCCGCCACTAACCATATAACCGCGTTCAGCATGGCGGAGCAGACCGGCGCGGCCACGATCAACGCCACGAATCACACCGTAGCCATAGAGGTCGCGGCCCTCACGGACGTTGACCATCTGGTCGCCACGTTCACGCTTACCGCCGGAGCCTCCGCAAAGGTGGGGAACACGGTACAGGTCAGCGGCGACACGCAGAATAATTTTACCGCGCCAGTAGTTTACGCGGTAACGGGCGCGGACGAAGTAACGCAGAATTGGACGGTAACTGTTACCGTAGCGGCGTAGTAAACGCCCTCGGATTAAAGGAGATAACACAATGAGCAATAGCATAGCATTAGCGAAACGGTATGCCCCCCTCCTCGACGAGGCGTATGCGGAAGCGTCGCTGACCGCACTTCTCGACGGGGACCTGTCTATCACTCGCGAGGGCGCGAACGCCAACGAAATCCTCGTTCCCAAACTGGCCTTGCAGGGCCTTGCCACTTACAGCCGGTCGTCCGGTTATGTGGCCGGGGACGCGACCCTGACGTGGGAAACGCTGGCGATGGGCTATGAGCGCGGCCGCAAATTCTCCATCGATTCACAGGACAATGAGGAAACCATCGGCATAGCTTTCGGCAAGCTGGCCGGTGAATTCATCAGGACCAAAGTCGCCCCGGAAATCGACGCTTACAGGTTCAGCCAGTTGTGCAAGGTGTCCGGTGCGCTGACGACCTCCGGCGCAAACCTGACTTCCTCGGACGTGATCGCCGCCATCGACGCCGCCCTTACCGCGCAGAAAAACGCGGAAGTGCCGAGCGAGGGCCGGATTATCTATATGTCCGCCGCGATCTATTCCGCCATCAAGAACTCGTCCGCCGCGACCCGCCTCGTGTCCGCCGGAGAGGGCCTTGATCGCAGGTTCGCCATGTTCGACGGTATGCGCGTAGTGGTGGTCCCCTCGGGCCGCTTCTACACTTCCGTCGACCTCGCGGCCAGCGGCGCGGGCGGATTCTCCATGACTTCCGGGGCCAAAGCCCTGAACTTCATGATCGTTCACCCGAGCGCGGTCTGCCAGTTTACCAAAAACGCGCTCCCGAAAATCCTGTCCCCCGAAGTGAACCCGGACGCCGACGCGTGGGTGTTCGCTTACAGGATTTACGGCATAGCCGACGGCTATCCGAACAAGGCCTCGGGTATCTATTTCCACAAGGTCGCCTGATAGCAGGCTTTCCAAAGGGGAAAGATGGCCTATATAACCGCCGCCTATTACGCTGATACCTACAAAGGTAAACCCGTTCCGTCCGCTGATTTCGACCGGCTGGCGGAACGGGGAAGCGAGGCGGCGGCTTTTATGTCGCCGGTGGTGAAGCTGAACGGGATCGACGATCTTACCGCCACGGAACTCGCCGCGCTCAAGACTGCGGCCTGCGTTATGACGGAGTTTTTCGCGCAGGTAGACAGCGGGGCGTATGACAGCGAGCGTATAGGGTCCTACTCATACAGCGGCGGGCAGAGCATGGCGGAGGCCGACAAAGCGGCGCGGGCGCAGGCGCGGGGCTTCCTTGACGCCGCCGGGCTGACTTACTGCGGGGAACGATTGAGGGAATCGCTCGAATGATAAGCAAGCGTCTACGCCAGCACACGATCACGCTTTACACCTATACCGGGGAAACGGACGGCAAGGCCACATATAGCCGGACGGTGATCGCCGGGGTGTTTCTTGAAAAGGATTATCAGCACGTCATGGCCCGGCGCGGCATAACGACAAAAGACGTGGCGCAAGTGGTCATAGACCTGACGGCGGTTACGGTGGCAACGACCGCAGAGTTTACGGCGAATAGTTTCTTTTGCGAGGGGACCGTAACGGACACGATCCCGGCCAGCACAAAGCAAGCCATAGCGGCGGCGCGGCCGGTTTACACGATCAGCCGGGTATACTTCCCCCCTTGCGGCAGGCCGGAGCCGGTCATAATGGAACTTTACGGGCGGTAAAAGGTCTTTGAAATGTCAAGCGTCCAGGTGAACATAGACTTTGCGCGGATAATATCCCGGTTCACAGCGGCGCAGAGGCGCGGAAAGCTGGCCCTCAAGGGTCAGATCGCCGCAGATACCGCGCCTTACGTTCCCCGCGTAACTGGCGATCTTGAGCATAGCGTCAAGCCGTCAGATACCACGGACGACAATTTTTTGAAGTGGACCGCGCCGTATGCAAGGCGGCAGTATTACGGCCAGTTTAAACACAGCATACAGGCCCACGCTTTAGCGACGCGGCGGTGGTATGACGTAGCAAAGGCAATTTTCAAAGCCCGCTGGCTAAAGGTAGCCGAGCGAGCGTTTAAGGTGGGCTGACAATGCCGGAAATCCCGGAAGTGGAGCAGGTCCAGTTAATCAAGTATGTGGCGGACTACATACGGGGAATTGCGGCAATAACGCAGGACGTGGCCGTTGAATTTCAGCGCGGCGGCAGGGCCGAGGGGCTCGTGGTAAAGGCCAACGCGGGCCAGTATAAGCAAAAGGTCTACGTCAACGGCACGACCGGAGAATTTAAGGGCGAGTTTTCTTTCATGGTCTTGTCTACCGTGAAAGCAAGCGACGGAGAGGACGCCACGCTGGCCGCGACAAAGCCCTTGCAAGACATAGCGGACCATTTTGACGGGCTGACAAAAGCGGAGATCGAGGCTTTAGACATCGGGGACAACCGGGAAGCCTCAAAGCTGGAAATGACCGCACAGCCGCAGGACATGGCCGGTATTCAGGAAAACGGGGATATAACCTTTTTTGCGGTTTATACCCTAACTTACAGGAGAATAGGAGCGTAAAAGTATGGCTGAAAAAATGCGGAATGAGATAGCGGATTACCTCAACACCGGGACGATTCTTTCTCCCGTATGGTCCTTAATGGGCGCGGGTTTCAACAGCCTCGACGAGAAACCGCAGGCGCAGATTAAGTCGCAGGTCTACATCAATGACAGCGCGGAAACGTCCAGCATAAAGTCCTATAAGCCGGTGTTCAACTTCGACACGGACTTAATAGACGACGAGGCCGCAGTCATGAAACTTTACCTCGTGGGCCGCGATCAGAAAATCGGCGCACTTGCCGAACTGGAATATATCCGCGTGGAACTGTTCCGGGACGGAGCCGGAGCGAATCTTTACAAGGCCCGCAAATTCACGGTGGCCGTCGAGGTTTCCAGCCTTGAGGGCAAGGGCGGGGACACGATCCACGTCATAGGCACTTTGAACAACGTCGGCACGTTTGTCGACGGCGAGTTTAACGTGTCAACGCTGGAATTCATCCCGGCCGTTGACGCGCTGGACGAACTGGAAATAACTTCGAGCGCGGGGGGCACGGACAAGACCATAATCGGCATTTACCCCCTGACGCCCGGCTCCGGGTATCATTACGTCTACAAGAGCGCGGCCAGCGTGTCGGCTCCGGTCTTTGACCAAGACCTGACCTCGGGCTGGACCGAACTTGTAAACGGCGAGGAACTCTCCGGCCTGACCGCCGGCCATGAGATATACGTCGCCAAAGTCCTGACCGCCGGAAACCTTTGCAAAGGGCTTTCCAATAAGGCGACCGTCGTCCTCGGGGAATAACGCCAATGCCCCGCGAACTGAAAATAAAGATCGGGCAAGAGGTTTCCATAAATGGGAACCTCTACCCGGTTTTAATGGACGAGGTCGAAATGCTGGAAGCCGCAGAGGCTTTACAGGTGGAGGCCAAGACCCTCGGGGAAAGCCCGTCGCCTGCGGTTATACGCGCCTACGCGGGCAAGCTGGCGGCTTTTGTCGACCGCGCTTTAGGCGAGGGCGCGGTGGCAAAAATATCGGCTGGAAAGAAAATCGGCGTCGTGAACCTTATGCAACTGGTCGCCATGCTCACGGCGGACATTACAAAAACCTATGCCGACACCCTTGCCGAGTATATGCCTCCGCAGTAACCTACTGCTGACGCCCCCGCCGGAGGAATTGGAAATCTCCGGCGAGGCGTATAAGATAAATTCAGATTTTCGGGTCGTCCTGCGGTTTTGTGAACTGCAACGCGACCCCCGGATATACGACCGGCACAAAGGATATATGAGCCTGAAAATGTTTTTTCAGGCGATCCCGCACGACACAAAGGCGGCGTTTGAGCGCATAGGGTGGTTTATAGCCTGCGGCCGGGACGTGCAGGGCCAGCGCAAGAGCAGGCGCAACGATTTTGACTTTGGGTATGACGCGGGCCTCATATACGCGAGTTTCATGTCAGACTATGGCCTTGACTTGTCAACCGCAAGGCTCCATTGGTGGAAATTTTCGGCTTTGCTGGCGGGTTTGAGCGAGGGGTCAATACTGCGGCAGGTTATAGACCTGCGGAACCGGAGCGAGGACGGCCTTAACCCGGCGGCGCGGGACGCCCTGCGCGAGGCAAAAAAGGCGTGGGCCTTGCCGGTGTTTCAGGACAAGAGATCGGCGGACCTGACCGCCGCCCTGAAATCAGGGGACGGCGCAAAATTAGCGAGGCTTCTTAAATGAGCGACGGGTCAATAATAATCGACGTCCTGCTGAATAAGGACGAATTTGACAAGGGGATCGCCTCCCTCGGTGATTCCGTCAAGGTGGCTACGGCCGCGCTTGCCGGGGCCGCTGTTGCCGCTGGAACCGTAGCCGCCGCAGTCTATAAATTTGCGTCCACGGCCGCAGACGCGGGCGAGCGCGTTTTTGAATTATCCAAGCGGACGGGCTTGTCGACGACCGCCTTGCAGGAATGGGACTATATCCTTTCACAGACCGGGGGAAGTGTGGAAAGCCTCGGTATGGGGATGAAACAACTTACCGACAAAATGTTTGCGGCGCGGGACGGAAACGAGGAAGCCACGGCCAGCTTTGCCGCGCTCGGCATATCCGTAACCGATCTAAAGACCAAAACCCGCGAGCAGATATTTGAGGCCGTTATAAAGGGCCTGCAAGGCATGACGGACGAGGGCAAGCGGGCCGCAGTAGGCGCGGACATTTTAGGGCGGTCTTACCTTGACCTTGCCCCCGCGCTGTCCACGTCCTCGGCTGAAACTGAAAAACTGCGTCAGAAAGCGCACGATCTTAATTTAGTTATGGGCGCGGAATCAGCGGCCGCAGGCGACCAGTTTAATGACGCTATGGAAACCATGCAAAGGGTTTTCCAGCAGATCGTTATACTGATCGGGCAGGAATTCATACCGGCTATGACCTCAATTATGGAGGCCATAGCGGCCTTTCTCGGCAATAAGGAACGCATGGACGGCATGGTAACGGTGTTCAAGCTGACCGCCGCCGCCGTTCTTGCCCTTGCCGCCGGGCTCGCGGCATACGGGACGACCATACTTGTTATGAACGCCAGCTTGATCGCGGCAACGGTCAGCCAGTGGGCTTTAAATACGGCCATGAGCGCGAACCCCATAGCCCTGACCATTGGGCTGATCGCGGCCCTAATAGCGGCCCTCGTGCTATTATCTGGCAATATTGGCGATGTGGTAACTGCGATAGGCCAGTTTTTCGGGGAACTGCTGGACGTGGCGAACTTTGTCTTTCAGTCTATTATAGACTGGCTGACTTCCGCCATACCGGCCGCGCTTACGGCCTCCGCGTCTTACTTTTCAAACTTTGGCGCGAACTGCGCCACGGTGTTCGCCGCGCTCAAGAGCCGCCTCGACGGTAGCATAAGGGATATGAAAGCATGGGCGGACGGCTTCAAAGCTGGCGTTAAAACCGTGTCAGACTACCTCGCCACGATCCCCGAGCAGATCGGCAACATAATGACGCTTTCATGGAACCGCTTTGTCGGCGGCTGTTCAAAGCTAATATCCACGGCCTCGGAGCAAATGGCGCGTTTTGTAACGGCCATTGTGGACGGAATACGCGATTTGCCGACGATCATGTATAACGCCGGGGTCAACATGGTTTTGAGATTATGGGACGGATTAAAAGCGTGGTTTGACGCCTTGATCGCATGGGTAAAAGCCAAATTTGCCGTAATAGCGGCCCTTATGGGCGCGTCCGTGTCTACTGCGAATTCAGACTTAAACGTAAATTCCATAAGCAGTATTCCCGCGCCGTCCTCGTCCCCGTCGGGTGGGGGCAACATATATAATTACACGCAGACCATAAACTCCCCGGAACCCATGTCGCCGTCGCAAATACGCAGGGCAACCGAGGACAGTATGGCCCTTTGGGGGGTAACGTGATTTTCAATTTGCGCTATGAATCAGAGGACCGCGTAATATCTTTTTACGACGGCAAATACCCGGTAACGGACCTTAAAGGCATTTCCGAAAACTTCATCGCCCTGAAAACCACGCAGGGGAGTCAGCAGGACGGCGTTACCGTGGGCGGCAGGTCCGTAAATCAAAGGCAGATAACCATTACCGGCGACATAAGGGACCCCGACACGGATCGCGCCGCGCTCATAGCCGCCATCGTCCCCAAATCTACCGGCAGGCTCATTCTTGAGCAGTCCGGCATGGACCCGGTTTACGTCGACGTGGAATGTGTTCAAACCCCGCTTATTGAGAACGTCAGCAGTATACAGACGTATCAAATAGTCTTTGTAGCCCCCTCGCCCTACTGGCGGACGGTGGAGCAGGTAAATAACACCCTTTGGGGTTACGCAGATATTCCCGTCCTTTTCAGCGTGGAGGGCGACGGCTCCGGCCTGTTTGAAAACTTCGACGACGATGAACCGTGGAATATCAGCGTATTAAACAGCCTTTCATACGTCCTCGTCTTGAACGCGGGAAACCTGCCCTTGCCCGTCCTTTTTGACATAACAGCGCGGGGCGGCTCCGCCACAAACTTCGAGGTTTTCATCGTGGGCTCGGACCCCCTTGTAAAAATGCGTTACATTGGAACGCTGGCCGACGGCGAGCGCGTGGTGATCGACACCAATTACGGGAGCAAAGGCGCGACCAAGATTAATACGGACGCCACAGAGGAAAACGCTTTCGCCAATATCGACGAGGATTCAGACTGGAATTTTTCCTTGCCGGTGGGACAGTCCCGCATAGGATTCAATGCGGATAGCGGGGCGTCAAACCTTGAGGTCGTCTTTCAACACCCGGCCGGGATATTCTCGGGGCTATAATTATGCCGCCAAAACCTTTAATATATCAAAGTCCCACGATCCGAGCCATAAACTCCGGTATTTTTTTTGTCTATGACGCAGATACTTATAAAATCGGAATATTGGAGAACTTTGATTCTGTTATTTGGCAGGAGGACTACAACGGCCCCGGATATTTGGAGATTCACGCCGTCGCAAACGAGGCAAATCTTGACCTGCTGAAAATAGGCTATTCCATAAAGAACGGGGACAGCATAGCCGACATTCAGGCCGTCCAACTGGCCGACGGGAAAATAGCCGCCTTTGGAAAGATGGCCGGGGATCGCCTTTCAAAGCGTGTAGTCCTGCAAACGGAGCAGGTCGGGGTCGTGGAAACGTCTTTACGGACCATTTTTACAAACAACGTCAGGGGCGCGGGCTTGACGCTAGGCGCGGCCGCAGGGCTTACCGAGGAAGTGGACAGCCAAGTAACGGGCGGAAGCGTCCTTGAGGCGTTCAAAGCGGTCTGCGGCCCGGTGGGTTTAGGCTGGCGGGTAGATTCTGACTTTTCCCTGCGCTTTTATAAGGGCGTGGACCGCCGCAAGACCGAGCCGGGGTATGCTGGCGTTCTTTCGGACGACGCGGACACGCTCAAAGACATAACCCTGACGGGGGACGTGCAGAAATATTATAATGTGGCCGTCGTGGCCGGGGCCGGGGAGGGCGCGGCTCGGGTATGGGTTACGGCGTGGATAGGTGAAACGGAGCCAACGGGAACGGCAAGGCGCGAGCTTTTTGTGGACGCCCGCGATCTGACCAAGACCTACACCGTGGAGGGCGACCCCACGGAATACACCTACACCGACGAGCAGTATGAGGCAATTTTACAGGAGCGCGGACGGCAAAAGCTGGCGGAACGCTTGTTTGATTCCAAATTCAACGCGGACGCCATCGACGGCAATCTAACCTATGGCGAAGATTACGGGCTCGGGGACATAATGCCGGTCAAGATCGTGGCCTATGGCGTCCAGTATGGGGCGCGGGTAACGTCCGCGACGCGGGTATACGAAAAGGATTACAAGGCCGTAGTCAAATTGGAGAAAATTTAATATGGCAAGCGAACTCGCGGTCAAATGTTTCCCCCTTGCAGGCGAGCAGGACTACCGGGTCGAGGACTTCCAAAACTATCTCGCCATGAGGACGACCGGCGTCTATGCCGGGACGCATTTGCAGGTCATAGCCGCAGACCCCGCCGATATGGCTATCCGGGTAAAGGTGGGCGTGGCGTGGCTTAAATTTGCGGCCTTGCAGGGCGTATCATTCCCCCTGCGGAATGAAACGCAACTCGATATTGACGCGGCGGACATAGCCCTAAACCGAATCGACGCCATAGTCTGCGGCGTGGACACGTCGGATAATACGGCCTATTTGAAAGTGGTTAAAGGGGAATGGGGCGCGTCGCCGGTGGCCCCGGAGCCTGTAAGAGCCGGGACCGTCTACGAGATAGTCCTTGCTCATGTGTCAGTTCCGGCCAACACTACGGAGATAATAACCGGCCTTATCACGGACAAACGCTCGGACGCGGCCTTGTGCGGATTGTCCCTCGAAGATAATAGCCTAATGGGCGAGGGGACCTATGACGCCCGCCCTGAAACTCCGGCCTCGATGATGGTCTACTTTGCCACGGACACGGAAACGCTTTGCATATATAGCCCAACTCTTGAAAGGTGGATAGAAAAATGATGAAACTGAAAAACGCGGTTATCGCCTCGGTGTTTATTCTTGCCTGCGCGGGTATGGCCTTTTGCGCCATCCCTCCGCTTGACGGTCTTATGACCCCGCCGAGCATTGTGTCCTCGACGGTAACGGGTAAGGCCGTCCGCGCCCTGTCCGGCAAATTATGCGTCGCCGCCTCCTCCGCAACCGCCGGGACCTGCACGACCTCCATTGACGGGACGCTCGGGATAAACTCCACAAAGCAGATTACCGCGTCGTCCGCTTCTGTTCTTGGAATAATGCGGTCGTCGCAAACCATAATCGCAGGCGCGAATACTATTGATAGCGACGCCTACGCTCCGACTTCCACATACCCCCTGCTAGTTATTCAGGAATCAAATGCGAACACTTCCACAATTTTAGGCTACGATAATACCGTGAATGGGCCTTATCTTAACTTTATGAAAACACGGTCGGCCTCGTCCAGCGGCGACGCAAATACTATCGTTTTAGCCAACGATTACCTCGGCGGTTTTTTATGGAGAGGGGCCGACGGGACAAGTTACCGTTCCGCCGCCGCTATCCGGGTGCAGGTGGACGGCACACCCGGCGCGTCAGATATGCCGGGGAGAATAGGCTTTGAAACCACGCCGGACGGTTCAATAACCAGAGTTGAGAGAATGAGAATAAGCAACAGCGGTTTTGTAACCTTTGCGTCGTCCGTAAGCATTGGGGAGGCTTTGGCCGGGACCCCTGCAATCGCTCCGGCTTTGCCTTTGGTTATAACCTCAACAGGTGGAGCGTCGGGGACCATATACCGGACCGCTAAATTACAAACCGCCGCCGCAGGCTCGGACTCGTCCGGGGCTTGTTGGGGGTTCGCGTCCTCCACAACTGACGGTTACGAGTCCCAAATATGCGGGGGCCGTGTTTCAGCGGGCAATAACTGGATTTCATTAAGGACCGGGAGCAATAACCCGCAACATCGTCTATATGTGGCTAACGACGGAAACGTGGCAATAAACAACACTTCCCCGACGGCCTCTTTGACGGTCAAATCTTCCCACTCCTTTGCCGGAGCCGCAGTTTTTTATGGAGGTTCCAGGCTCAACGACCAAGGCAATAGCGGGCAAATAATCGTAGGCGGAGACCCGATTGCTGGATTGGTTTTAACATACGACGACAGCACCGGGGCAACTTATATAGACAACCAATACAACAGCACCGGGGCCGATATGTATTTTAGGACAAAGACGCGGGGGACAGCGGTCAACGCTTTATTTATCGAGAGTGCGGGATTTATCGGAATGGGGACAACGTCCCCGACGGGTCCTCTTGAAGTTAAGAGCGCGGCATATTCTGACATGGTCTATCTGGATGGAGCGTCTGGCCCTTACATGGTATGGCGCAGAGCCGGAAATACAAAGTTTTACAATGGCGACGCGGCGTCCTTGCTAGGTGGTGTTCAAGACGCTTACGCTATACGCTCTCCATCCGGGATATACATATCTACATATGGTGGAACAAATTACTTGTTATCGGCTAATGTTAATGGCGTTAATTTCGCTTCATCGGTAACGGTGCAGGGCGACCTCGGCCTCAAGACCTACAAGGAAACCGTCGTCGTAACAACCGTCAGCGCGGCCAATTACGACGTCGGGTGGTCCTCCGGTAGCGTCTATGATATTGCGCTCGCGTCCTCCACGACCTTGACGTTCAGCGGAGCCAACGACGGGCAGTCCATGACGTTCTTTGTGTATCAGTCCTCCAACTCCAAAACTATATCATGGCCGACGGGGACAATCTGGCCGGGAGGGGCTACGCCCGCGCTTTCAACTTCAACGGCAAAGACCGATATTTTCTCGTTCTTTTACCGGGGCGGGCGTTACTTTGGATTCACTGGCGGGCAGGGGTATTAAACCATGAGGACCGCGCTTTTATCTCTCTTGCTATGGCTCCCGGTCTGCGCTCATGCTTTGGGTGTGGCCGGGTCTGCGGCTC